TTGGCGCACTTTTGTTGCTTTTAAGCAACAAAAAACCCCGCAAATTGCGGGGTTTTCTTGACTTACGACTGGCTTAGTTGTAGGCGATAAGCTCGGCGATTTCCTCAGCGCGCCGCATCAGATATTCGGCATCCGGCTCCCAGTCATCATCACGAAGGCGGACCGGGGTGCGCACGCCCAAATAAAAGCGATTCAGAGCATGATACTCGCCGACCTTGCGGCGGTCCTTCTTCTCATCCTCGCTGCACACGGATACCGAGAATTGGCCCATGCTTTGACCGGAGCGGATCAGGGTAACGGTCACACCCTCGACGCGAACGATAACGCCGCCATCACGGATAAACTGCGCACGCATTGCCTTACGGTCGGCCTTTTGGATCGCATCGAGCTTGGAATTGGAAGACATACTAAACCTTTCAAAATTTGTTTAAGAGTGCCGGTCTTTCCCGGCTGCCAGACTATATTTTAAACCAGAGTCTCGGTTTGCCTATAGGGGTTAACCCTCGATCGGCTTGGAAGTAGCGATGGCTTCCCAGATCGTTTGCAGGGCCTTCTTCGTCGCCTTCGTAAGACTTTCCGTGTCGGGTTCAGACAGGCGGAGGACCGCGCCAATAGCGGTCGCCAGCTCGGCCTTCGGCCGGGGAGCTTCGCCAGCCTTCGTCTTGTATTCCTTCTTTTGGTAGACGCCCTCGCGGGTGAGCTTGGCGATCACCGAGCGGGTGGACTTGCCGAGCTTCAGGGCCAGAGCCTCCACAGTTTCAGCCGTCGGGGCTGCCTTGTACGCGCCGACCATTTCCACGGTCTGAGCTTCGGTGTAGTTCACGGTCTTTTCAGTCTTTGCGGTCATTTTCGTTCCCTTCAATGTTACGGGCTAACGCAAGCCCTAGGTTTAGTGTTTGTCGGTTCTTTTAACGTCTAAACCGGCAAGAGACATTTTAAACTAGACTCTTAAATTTTACAAGAACTTTTTTTAAACCATTTTTGCCTCAAACCTCCAGCAGGCCGTCTATTTCATTCGATTAGGTTTCTATTTTATTCCCGTTTTCTTTGCTTGTCAAGAGAATTTTTCAGGATCTGTGAAACTTGCAGTGACCAACAGAAACGATAGTATAGCACCTCTTTCGCCAGCGAGCAGCCATCCTAGGGTGACTGCTGTAGCAATTAGCAGAACTGATGATTTCATTTCGTTCTCCTTCGTCATTGCATGATGCCATCATAACACGGATTCACACCGCCCAGGTAACCCGACAAAATTAGTGGGAAATCTATTGACACGGCTGCCAAAATTGTGATACAATTTTGGCGCGCATGTGTTGTAAAAATACAACACATTTTTTGGCGCGCCCGCGCTTAAATTATAGCACGCGCGCCAGGCGGATGCAATAGGGATAAACCCTAATTGCCTGGACGCAAAAAAGCCGGGAATTTCCCGGCTTGTCTTATTTGTCACAGTCTGCCCGATAAATCCGACCTACATTATAACCCCATCCCCTGAGTGCATCCCGCAGGCCCTTAGCGCATCGTTGAAATGTAGGCCCGTGATCTTTAGCCCTAGGGTGATTTTCGACAACCCAAGCATGGCAGAGTTCATGCGCTACCAGTGTCCGAAAACTACCCCGCACGGAACCATAACGGGATTCTATAAAATGTCGGTCTTCTTTGTCCCAGTACAGCGCGCAAGCCTCCTCGCCTTCAGTCTTGAGAGTACGGGTAACAATCCGCACAGTCACCGGCCGCGTAAGCCCTAGCAACAGAATGCACGTTTGAACGAATCGACGATCCGAAGTTTTCAGCATTTCATAAGCTCCTGAAAGCCTTGATTATAGGCCCCTAGGGGCCTACAGTCAAGAGCTTTTATCGGGGTGCAAAATGATCCTTTACTTGAAATTCCCGCCAATTATACGGCTTGACATTATCACGCCAGCCCCTGATTTTGAGAATATGCCGCAAAATAGGCAGTTCAAAATCTTGCGCATCCTCCAGCGCAGTATGAGGCTCGGTTTTGAATTCACCCGCCAGATAACCCGCCACGACTTCAGCATTGGTTTGCATGGTCATATTACGGGATTCGGTGGGAGCATTAAAGCAGTGATTTTCAATCACGAATTGCTTAAATTGCTTTTTGTGGCAAATATTGCCCACAGCCGCTTGCCACAGGCAAAATTCATTCTTAAACATGGAAAGATCAATTCCAGTTTTTGCGCATTTGTCCTTATCAAATGCGAGATTGTATGCCGTAACGTCGGGATTATATTGTGCGATAGCCTTCGCAATCCAGCGATTAATAGCCGGAACGCTGGCCATCATACGCGAACCCTCGTTCAGCATATTTTGATACATGCCGCGTCGCTTTTCTGCGGCTTGCTTGCCCCAGAATCCCGTATCCTTGGGATTATAAAAAAGCTCTTTGGTATCGAAATGATCCTTGACCATAACGCCCATTTTCGCGGCAATATTGCCTTGACGGTCACAGATCACAATTCCCAGATCCGCCACAGTGTCCTCAATCGTGGTTTCAGTGTCGATAATCGCAAAATATTGTTTTCGTGCCATCGAGTAAGTCCCCTAGTTAGAACATTGCAGAAGGTTTTATTATGGGGCATTTCCGCCCCTGTGTCAAGGCTTTTTAATGACCTTGTTTCGACGGCACATAGACGCCGCGCATATTGAAATTATCACAGACCGTGCGCAGATACTGCACGTTATCCTCGTAAAACTTACGATCCTCAATTGCAGCAAATTGTTTGAGGCCAAACAGTTTCGACAAGCCCAAAACCTTGAGCAACCCGCCCGAGCGGGTATCATCAGCAGCACGGCTAATAATATGATCCGGCTGGCCCAAAACGTCGCGGATAAAATCGCGGTCGGGCTGATGCAAAACCCGCGCCGTGGCAATGACGACAAAACAGGTTTCATCCTTCAAATCAGCCTTATATTTTTCGGCCAGCGGCAGCAGGGAATCATCCATTGCCCGATGCTCATTTTCGCGCCAGTATTGCAGATCAATCCGCTCGATACCATCAGTGCCCTTTTGCGTGCGGTAGCGATGCAGCGAGCAAACAATCGTGCCATCCATATCATAAACACGGATTTTAGAGAGCTTGCGCGGCAGGGTTGCGACGTTGGACATTTTAGAGCCTTTCGGTGTTTGTGAGCCTTAATTCTAGCCCAGTTTTTGCCTTTTGCAAAGCCCCTACAATTTATGGGGTCTTGCCTGGTTCGTGTCAATCGACAGAAACTAGATAATAGCACGTTGACCAGGCCCAACAATAGGGGGAAACACCTATTGACAGCCTTGCGCGGGGTGTGGTAAAATTTTGGCGCACTTTTGTTGCTTTTTTGTCACATACCACAGACCGGGTGTTTTGTCAAATACCAGAGTAAAATAGTAGGAAAAGCCATTGACACGGCCCAAAATTATATGCTATAATTTTGGCGCCTACCTGTTGCTAAAAAGCAACAGGTATTTATGTGGTATTAAACTTGCTTGACAATCTTTGAATAATGGAGGTTGTTAGTTTCAATCTCCGCTTCAATAATCGCCCTTTTAGCCTGCTCTATATTGCCGAATTTCTGTTCACGCAGTATAGCAGAAACCAGCATTTGATAGTCGTTTTGCTCCATCCAATTTGCGACAAGCGCGGCCTTATAGTAAATATTACCGTTAGCTTCTTTGCGTTCGATAATATTATATTCAGGCTTCTTAGACTTAGGCTTGCGAGAAAACGGCCACATATTTAATCCTCGAGAGTTTGAAAATATTCCTCGCCGACAATATGCAGCTCATCCTCAAAACCTTCTTCCAGCTCTTCGGGATAATCTGCATCAAAATCAGCGACGCCGCGATTATACGTATTTTGCAATTCTCGCACGTCTTTGATATGGAGATTCTTGCAATCACGCCGCAGGGTTTCAGCGCAGTCATGAATAATCATGTTCAATCACCTTGATGATAATGATAGGGGAGAATGCCAGAATTACCACGGCAACAGTTTGAAGATACGGCATAATCCATACACCGAGGAAAGGCCAAACAGAATAGCGAATCTGTCCAATTTCAGCATATCGGGCAATCCGCCTAGTAGGAAGGCAATTAGCCCGATTCTAACGAAACCCGTAGCACATGCCCAGGCCCCGACTAGAAAACAGATTTGCTGGATTTTAGCGATTTTGCTTTTCGTATCCATCAGCAGTAGCGCCCGCAATGTATTTGATATTTTCCCAGCGTTTCGCTTGACGCTGGGCGGCAAAAGCACGCCACAGCGAACGAATATCAGTAAAAATCATCTGGATAAAAACCCAAATTGCATAGCACATAACACCCAGCAAAAGAGTGCCAGAAACGATGCTAAAAATCTTATCCATGATTCAGCCTTTCAATTAAAAGCCAATCTTACCAGATTTGAACATGGAACGAAAGCTAAAACCCTTTGCCTTTGCGGGTTTTGCTTGGTGACGTTTGACAGCCGGGGCATGAAAATGCCGACCCACGTTAGCGGGTTCGCCAGCTTGGGCGGCCATGCTCATTTGAACGTTAGCGGTGTATTCGTTGTGAATGCGCATTTTGCATTCCCTCCTGTGTTGCTGTGAATATAGTATAGCCCAGGCCAACAGTACGCACATTGGGAGAAACACCTATTGACGTGGCCCGAAATTATGTGGTATAATTTCGGCGCAGTTTGTTGTATTTATACAACAGTGGCGGGCGCCTATTTCATTATACCATACCGCCTGGTACGCGCAATAAAAAACCCTGCACATTGCAGGGTTTTTGTAAAGGGCTTGACAGCCCTTGAATCAGCCTTCCAGCTTTGCGATGATCTTTTGCAGGCCGGTCTTGTTGGCCTTGGCCATGCTATCGGCTTCCGCTTCGCTCAGGCCGCACAGCTCGGCCAGCTTAGTAGCGAGCTCCTCCTTGGTCACAGGGGCTTCGCCCTTCTTCGTGGTGTATTCCTTCTTCTTGTACACGCCCTCGCGCGTAAGCTTGGCAACAATGCTGCGCGCGCTCTTGCCCAGCGCCTCGGCCAGTGCGGCCACGGTCTCTGCCGTAGGGGCGGCGGTATATTGTTCAATCATGCCAGCGGTCTGCTCGGCGGTGTAGTTCGCAGCCTTGGTGGTGGTCTTGGTCGTCATATTTCAATCTCCTGGAAAAGCTAAGGTGTTTGGGATTCTTGAAGCGCTGAATCCCTAAGCGCAGAAACTTATTCTACCACAGTGATCTGGCTTGCGCCGGCTTCGCGGAAATAATAATCCATGCGCTGCAAGAAACGTGCCAGGCCTAGCAGGCTCGGGCCGAAGTATTCGCCTACGTCGATAAATTTAAAGCCCGCATCATTGTCCTCAGTCGCCCGCACATAGCAGCCGCGGATAGTACGTTCAGTCTTGTTGATGGTAAGCATAGATCCTCCGATTAGTCAAGGTAAGCCCAGCCAATCATCGGCAGGACGGCGAAGCGACGCACAGGATCATAGCACGTAAATTCGCGCTTCTGGTCATATGCTTCAATGGTAGCATGTTCAATCAGGATGGCCATGTGCAGCAGTTGAATCGAACCCATTTTGTTTGCCTCTTTCGATAACCGATGAATCTATTATGCCGATATTTGCCAAGGTGTGCAAGCTCTTTTTTAAATCCCTACAAATCAGTCGGGATTGCTTGCCTTGCCTGAAAAAATGGACTACAATGATAGGGCCGGTTACGAGACTAATATATCCATACACGCTTATGGACCCTCCCTTACGGCCAACTTATTAAAAATCAATTTCAAATCAGCTTTATACGCAGTACGCTTAAATTGTGTTAGATCATTTCAATTTCAAATCAGCTTTATACGCAGTACGCTTAAATTGTGTTAGATCATTTCCATTTCAATATATACGCAGTACGCTTAAATTGTGTTAGATTATTTCCATTTCAATATATACGCAGTACGCCTAAACTGTATTAATCACGTTCAATTGTATTAATCATGTTAAATTAATACCCCCGCATCAAATTGTGTTAACCACTCAAAAATTTCAATCTTGCAAATATAAAACCCCCATGCTATAATCTAATCAGTTTAAGTAAGAATTTTAATTATGGAAACTCTACCACAATCAATACCGGACAATTTACCTGAATTACCGGCAGAGACTCTTAACATAAGCCCGGAAGATCTAGAGATAGCTCAACAGTATCTAATAAGCCAAGATGCTAAAGAAACTGCCGAGTCCTTGGGACTACCTGTGGAAGTTGTTACCAAATCTTTAGCCCGTAAAGAAGTTAGATCCTTCGTTCATCAAGCGTTTATGCATACTGGTTTTAATAATCAGTGGCGTATACGTAGTTTAATGGACATTATAATTAAAAAGAAGCTCCAAGAGCTCGAAGAAAGCGACTTAGGTTCTAATAAAGATATTACAGAAATCCTAGCCTTAAACCATAAATTCACTATGGATATGGCAGGAATAGAACTTGAGCAACGTAAACTGGACATAAAAGAAAAAGAACTTGCGAAGAAGAATGTTCCTAGCAATCAAACGAACGTCCAGATTAATCAGTCGGGTTTCGGAGGTAACTACGATACCCTTATCGAAAAATTAGTGCGCGGAAATGTATAATAAAGGTTATAAGTATTTAGAGCGTGGAATTGCTGATAAGGCAATCCAATGCTTCAAGAAATTTCATATTAGTAATGGTGAGTCTAAGGAAAGCTTGCTCAATATGGGCAATGCGTACAGACTACTAAATAAACACTCAGAAGCGTTAAAATGTTATGAGCGTGCAAATAGCGACGACGTTAAATCGCTATTTACAGGCCGTTATGGTAACTACGACCTAGCTTGTAATAACGCAGGTTTGCAGAATTACACTTTTGGACGTGATGATGCCGCAATCGAATGGTATAAGCGTGCTCTAGTGCTAAATCCTCAGCATTACGATGCTACTTGGAATTATGCTAGTGCCTTACTACGTAAGTGGTGTAGCGGTACTACTGTTGATTTAGAGTTCGCTTGGAAGCTGTATGGTACTAGATTCTTAAAAGGTACTCCTGTTAAGCTTGATAGGTTTTTACCTAAGTGGGATGGTAATAGTTACGTTAAACGAATCTGCGTCCTAGCTGAGCAAGGTATGGGTGATAAAGTAATGTTTGGGCGTTACTTGTCTAAACTTGCTTTGTGCTGTGATGAGGTGTGGGTTCAAATTCCTTCGGAATTAGACTGCATGTTCTCTGACTATCGCGTATGTAGAGATAGTGCAGAATGCGTTGGTGGTTATGGAATTCCGTTCTGTGACCTAGCTATGATCTTTGGCGAAGTACCTGGCGATTGGCTTGCTGGTAAATTTGGTTCACGTGAACTCGACCCACATGAGGTAAAAATTGGTGTATTACATACTGGATCTCCTACTCACGCTAACGACCGCAATCGCAGCATCCCTGCTGGTTATTTTAGGGATCTTGCTAATTTTGGTACTGTCTATCATCTGGGCTTTAGAGGCCGCAGCATCGTGGACGTTAAAGAAACTGATCCTAAGTCTTGGCAGGATACTATATCACAGATCCTGAAGATGGATGTAGTAGTTACAATTGACTCTGCAATCGTACACGTATGTGGCTCTCTTGGAGTGCCTTGCATCATGATGCAGCCTCTAATTGAGACTGACTTCCGTTGGGGCACTGCGACTGAAAAGATCGCTAATGGACTTGATCCTGAATGGAATCGTTGGTACACTAGCGTACGCGTAATCGATAACCCTGCCTCGTGGGAAAAAGCACTTGGACGTGTAATGGAAATCCTACGTAATGAGTATGGCTGGGAATACAAGTCTGAGAAGGCTGCTAATATGATTTTGGAGAGTATGAATGCTTAAGACAGTTGATGGACGTTGGGGACGCTGCGAGTACTTCGCTAAGGATGAATACGTAGGCAAGTCGATGCACTACTACGGCGAGTACAACCCTGACGAAACTGAGAAGATCCTAGAGCTTGCCGGCGACGGGCTATGCCTAGATATTGGAGCTAATATCGGAGTTATTACTCAAGCCCTACTAGCTAGCGGGCATAATGTAATTGCATTCGAACCTCAACCGCAGGTATTTGAGCTACTATCACGAAATGTAGCCGCTGTAGTTAATGTACCTGGCACTGGACGCGGCTGCATCTATAATGTTGCTGTTGGTGATGCTGCTGGTACGGCTAAGATGCCTAAGGTACACTACAGCGAGAAGGGCAACTTCGGCGGCCTAGGGATTGGTACTCCTAGCATTCTAGGTAATATCGAAGTACCTGTAATGGCTATTGATAGTATGTTGCAGGATCTAGAACGTGTATCATTCGTGAAGCTAGACGTTGAAGGTTACGAGTACGAAGCGCTGCTAGGAATGCGTGGACTGATCGAGCGCGATAAGCCCATACTTTACGTAGAAGATGACCGTGTAGAGAAATCCTCTAGACTTCGTTGGCTAATCAAAAGCTACGGTTATTCAATTGAGGAGCATAAGCCTCTTCTATATCGTGAGAATAACTTTAAAGGCTTGAAGCGTAACGTATGGGATAAACTATACGCTTCACATAATATAATTTGTACACCAAAATAAGAAAAGCCGGGAAATTCCCGGCTTTTCTTCAATTCTTATAGAAAACTAAATTTCCTGAATTGTAATACTTTGTATATTTGGCTAATTCTTCCTCAGACATACTTTGGGCCTTATACCTAGATAGCCTTTCATATTTGTTGTAGTATTCTAAACCTGGTTCAGTTACTCTGTCAAGCGTAAACCCTACCTTGTTATACGCATTGCCAGTAGAATAGTCTCTGCTGGCATAAGATACTATTCTACCAGAAATAAGTTTTAGTAGTTTAGATAACCCCCCAACTACTGTGGTATTGAGTTTAGAACAGTACCTAATAAGTTCAACATCGGCATTTTTATCAAATCTGGACCTACCAAAAGTGGCAACTGCTACTAGCTCTTCGTTATAAAACAATGCATAGTTAATATTAGTAGGCTGACCTGCCCCTTGAATATGATTGACCTCAAGAAATTCTCTGGGAAAGCTAACTTGTTTTATCTTGCATTTGCGCGCGAATATTTTAGTAGTATTTCCAAGTTTACTTCTAATAATAGACTCTACTATTGATCTCTTTACTACCCAATCATAGTCCTTTATATGAAGTAATTGATACCCAAATGCTTCTACTGCTTCTGTTTTATCTTTATGATATGTTTTACCTACTTTATGCTCACCGTGCCAGTAGGTACCATTATACTCAATGGCCAACCCAATATCTGGTAGCACAATATCTAATTCCTTGCCATTTAAGATAGTTCTATCATTAAATTCAATCCATCCTTTATACTCCGATGTAATAAACTTACGTAACGACTCTTCGTTTCTAGACACCCCCTCTAGTGCAAAACACTTCGGGCATCCAGTATTATGATAGATGATATTACTAGCCTGCTGAGTTACTGTGTGCCCGTTATTACAACAAACATTAACAAGTACTTTAGCTGCACTAAACTCTGAAACTAGTGTACGTCCTTGAAGTTTTAAAATTTCTAGTAGCTTCAAATTACTAGTTCTCTCTCTAGGATTAGTAATTCCTTGCTTAGCCAGCATGTTGTTAATAGCCGAAACAGTCGTATTTAGTTCTGCAGCCACATCTTTAGTCGATTTAAACCCCAGTGCTTGTACAGTTTCTATGATCTTAGATTCGGTCCATTCAATTTTAGGTATAACCTTGTGCCCCGTAGTACATTCTTTACATTTATACCCTCGTTGTAACAAATTGGTCGCCGTAGCGACGTTTTCATGGTTGTTTTCGCATTTAAATCGTACAGTATTATGTGCCCCTGTATATTCAGAAATTAAATCTAGATTCCATTTTGATTTAATTTCTGAGGCGTATTTCGCAGTAGTTTTCATTTATTAGTATTATAGAGTGAAAATTATATTTTAATAATTTTTGATGAGAATTTCAAGTGCAGTATTTTAAATGCTAACAATTAGTCGTGACAATATTGATAGGTACAATATTACCGAATACTCGGTGGGCGAGCGTTTCATTAAGCTCCCCATCGCGAATTACCTAAAGCTGATGTGCCTAGAGCCCGGAAAGCCTAGCATATACGAACAGCTTAACAGACCACAAATTGCATTAATTAACGCAGTTAATTGCCCACAATATCGTTTCATCTGCGCAGCACTTTCACGACGCCTAGGTAAGACATTTATTGCAAATATTATCGGACAGCTAGTAACTCTAGTTCCTGGTAGTAACGTACTAATCATGTCGCCTAACTTCTCCCTGTCTTCGATTAGTTTTGAGCTACAGAGAAAGTTTATTAATCACTTTGATATTGAGGTAGAAAAGAATAACCTTAAAGATAAGGTTATTGAGTTAAAGAACGGCTCAACCATTCGTATGGGTTCTATTTCTACAGTAGATAGCTGCGTAGGGCGTTCTTATAATCTAATTATATTTGATGAAGCAGCTCTGGGTGCTGATGCTGAAGACGCTTTTAATATCGCTCTACGTCCTACTCTAGATAAACCAGGTAGTAAGGCTATCTTTATTTCTACCCCTCGTGGTAAGAATAACTGGTTCTCTACATTCTATAATCGCGGGTTTAGTAAAGACTATCCTGAATGGATTTCTATTCATGCTGATTATACTGAAAATGAACGTATGAGCGAGGCCGACGTTGCAGAAGCTCGTCGTAGTATGACTGCTGCTCACTTCGAGCAGGAGTATATGGCATCGTTCACCTCATTCGAAGGTCAGATTTATAAATTTGACTCAAATAAGTGTGTTAAACCATTCTACGATAATGGTGACAAATACGAGATATTTGCAGGTATTGACCCGGGGTATAGAGATCCTACTGCATTTATAATTATTGCTTACTTCCCTACAGCTGACTACTACCATGTAGTAGCTGAGTATCAGAAGTCAGAAGCTACTACAGATAAACATGCTGCTGTACTTAAGGAAATGAGTGCTAAGTGGAGCCTCGATACAATATTTATTGATTCTGCTGCTCCTCAATTTTCCGCTGACTTAGCTTATCTATACGATATAGCTACAATTAAAGCAAAGAAACAGGTATTAGAAGGCATTGCTTTCTGCCAGACTTTAGTTGAACAAGGGAGATTAATAGTAGACCCCGATTGTACACATACTCTAGCTATGCTGGATCAGTACAAGTGGGATAATAGAGAAACACTAACTACGGAAAAGCCCGTACACGACGAATATAGCCACATGGCTGACGCTATGCGATATGCGCTGTACACATTCATACCTTAATGGCTACTGGAATTTATAAGCTTGATTTTTCTGACGGCACATACTACATCGGTCAAGCGGTGGATATAGATGTACGCTATAAACAACACTGTAAAGAGTTGTTAGATAAAAAGCACTCGGTAAAAATGAATGAAGCGTTTTGTAAAAATGCTCGTATTTTACCTAAGCTTTCTATCATGATAGAGTGTCACAGAGACTATTTAGATATATTTGAATGTTTCTTCATTTATAAATATAATAGCGACAGACTTCTAAATACTACCATGCCAAAAGATATTCTAGGTGGATTGACTCAATCGGCCCTAGATACTTTAGTAGAAAATAGGTTCAATTCAATTATAAATATAATCGATATTCTAGCTACTCAAGTAGGAAAAATCGAAGGACTAAAAATATCTTTAGAGGAAGCCGAAGACGAGATAGACCGTTTAGAGCATAAAAGATCTTTAGAGGAACTAGAGCGAGATACTAAGAAACGTATACGTAGATTACAGGACCAAGTAAAATTTCTCACCAATATTACGGAAGAGAAGGAAACTAGCCTAAGGGACCTTGAAAATCAATATACAGATGTTTCTGATGAATTACGCAAATTAAAATCCAAAGGATTCTGGGCAAGAATCTTTGGTTAATAAGAACCCGTATGGTTTATTTGACCATACGGGTTTTTTCTTTTGGGCTTTCAATTTTTGGGTGTTGACATGTATTAGGTCCCGTGCTATAATAGCTACAATTATAAATTTGTACATAAAAATGGCAAAGAATACAGGAATGAAGCGTATCCCTGTAAAATGGATACGTGATAGGGCTAAGAGCGCATATGAAAAGAAGGAAACTTGCCATATCTGCGGAACAAGCCAAGATCTAGAACTACATCATACTCATTCCATAACTCTACTTTTAGAAGAATGGATTAAAGTAAAGGGCTACGATATTTCTACGGACGACGGGATAATTGCAGTAAGAGACGAATTTATTGCAGATCACCACTCTGAGTTATACGATCATGTATATACCCTGTGTAATAAACATCACGTAATGTTACATGCAGTGTATGGAAAAGCTCCAGCTTTAAATTCTGCTAATAAGCAGGTTAAATGGATTGAGACTCAAAAAGCAAAGATTAGTGGCGGGCTAGTAGAGGTTCACAACATATTAGACCCTAAAGAAGCTAATAGATTAGTAAAACCTTGTAAAGACGCTTCGTTATCTTTTGCGAAGTTCTTATAAGGAGCACTCATGACATGGTATAACCCAGCAACATGGTTCACAAAAGCTAATCCAGCACAAGAATTAATAGCTAGAGGGGAAGGCCCTCAAATAGCTAGTGACGTACCAATATCTTTTCAAACATCTTTCTATAACCTAGAAACGGTTAATAGAGGCGTCAATATGATAGTTAGCGCATGTGCTAGCTTAGACTTTGACATTAAAGATATGAAGATGCCGGGCGTAGTACTAGGTACTAGAAAAGCTAGCTTAAATAACTTATTAAATTATAAACCCAATCCAAATCAGTCGGCACAGGAATTTAGAACTGCTATATTTACTGATTTAATAATTGAAGGCAATATCTTCATTTATTATGATGGTGTTTATATGTATCACCTACCTGCGGTAAACGTAAAGGTAATTCCAGATCCTAAAACGTTTGTATCGCACTATTTATATAATGATATAACTCGCTTCTCTCCGAACGAGATTATTCATATAAAAGATATAAATACTACCTCAATTTATAGAGGAACCTCAAGGCTACAAGCCGCTGAGCGCAATATACAGATTCTGTATAAAATGCAGTTATTCCAGGAACAGTTCTTCAAGAATGGGGCCGTTCCTAGTATGATCTTAACTACAGAGAATACTTTAAGCGAGACTGCTAAACAGAAAACTATTCTAGGTTGGTCAAGACAGTATAATCCAAATTCCGGAGCTAAGAAACCGCTTATCTTAGATAGCGGCATGAAACCTGTAATAGGTATTTCAGCGTCCTTCCAGGAGATGGATTTTGATACAAGTATCAAGACACATGATACTAAAATTCTAAAAGCGCTTGGTGTACCACCTATTCTTTTAGACGGTGGTAATAACGCAAATATCTCACCTAATTTACGTTTATTCTATCTAGAGACAGTAATACCTATTATTACTAAGTTAGTTTCTGGATTTGAACGCTTCTTTGGTTATGATATATCACCGATTACTAGCAACGTATCAGCGCTACAGCCGGAATTAAAAGAAATTGCTAGTTATTACACTACTCTGGTCAACGGTGGAGTAATAACACCAAATGAGGCTAGATTAGAGTTGCGCTATGAAAAAGACACTGATCCAGCTTCTGATAAACTGCGAGTACCTGCTAACATAGCCGGTTCTGCAGCAGACCCAAGTCAGGGTGGGGCTCCTAAAAAGCCACAAACTGAACCAAAACCCGCAAAGGAGTTTCATGGACAAATATAAAGTACTTCATTTAGAGAGTGCTTTCAAAGTCAAGGAGCTTCCCACTGCAGACGAGCAAATTGACTCTATCTACATTGAGGGGTACGCAAGTACCAACGATATAGATAGAGCAGGTGACGTAGTTCCAGCTTCTGTTTGGGAAGCCGGAATCCAGAATTACCTAAAGAATCCAATCATACTAGCTCAACATGACCATGACGATCCTATTGGTAGAATGGTAGAGCATAAGATTGATCCTAAAGGTTTATGGATTAAGGCACGAATTTCGGCAGCTGCCGAAATATTTAATTTAATTAAAGACGGTGTAGTAACCGCCTTTAGTATCGGTTTCAGAGTACTCGATGCAGAATATAACTCTGCTACTGAGCTATTTGTAATCAAAGAGTTGGAACTAGTAGAAATCTCAGTGGTTTCAGTTCCATGTAATCAAAACACTATTTTTACTCTTTCCAAATCTTTCGCAAACGATGCGGATTACAAGGAATTCAAAAAGCAGTTTGAACCAAAAGAAAATTCAGCTAAAGGGCTAGAAGCCACTAGCGGTTCGAAAGGCATTTCAAAACAAAAAGGATTTAATATGGATGAAACTCAAATCGCCGCTATGCTAGAAAAGGCTGCTAAGGAAGCTACCGAAAAGGCAATTAAGGCTGTAGAGGAAAAGGCTGCTAAGGAAGCTGCTGAAAAGGCTGCTAAGGAAGCCGAAGAAAAGGCTATCCAAGACCGCATCGAAAAAGCTGTAGCTGCTCGTATTGAAGTAGGTACCAGCGGTGCTGAGCGTCTAGTTCAAGATCTAGCTAAGCGTCTAGAAGAAGAAACTGCCGGCATCAAGGATCTAAAGTCAGCCCTAGCTGAAAAGACCGAAGAAATTAAGCGTATTCAAGAATCGCGTATGGAATTTAGCGACCGTAAGAGCGCTGACGGTATTACCGATAAGGATAAAGAAACCGCTGTTCTACTAGGTCAACTAATGGGCAAGAGCCTACGTGACACTAAGTTCGGTGCTGGTCTACTAGAAAAAGCAGGCCCTCACGTTGCTAGCGCTACTTGGGAACTAGAAGTTTCTATGAATATGGAAGCGGAAGTTCGTCGTCGCCTAGTAGTAGCTCCTCTACTACGTAGTGTAGCGATGAAGACCAACGTTATGACTATTCCTGTAAACCCTGAGGCTGGCTATGCTACTTGGGTACAGAATGCTCAGTTCGGTAGTACTGCTTCTGCTGGTGCAGCTCAAACTCACCAACTAAAAGAAATTACGCTAAATGCGTACAAGGTTGCAACCCTTGAATATATGAACTTTGAAGAAGAGGAAGACTCTCTACTAGTTCTAATGCCGCTAGTTCGTGACGCTATGGTTCGTCGTCTAGCTCTTGCTGTAGATAAGGCTTATCTACTAGGTGCTGGTTCTGGTGCTGATCCTGTTAAGGGCCTATCTATTTATGACGCAACTTCTGTTGTAACTCCTACCAACACTGGTGTTGCTACTGTTGCTAATATGCGCGCCCTACGTAAGGACTTAGGTGCATGGGGTCTAGAACCTTCTGAACTAGCTTACATCGTTTCTACTGAAGTTTACTATGACCTACTAGACGACACTCTATTCCAGAGTGTCGATAAGGTTGGTGATAAGGCTACCCTACTAACTGGTCAAGTTGGTTCTATCGGTAATAGCCCGGTTCTAGTATCTTCTGTATTCCCAACTAAGGCTGGCGGTGCAGCTACTGCTTCTACCAACATCGGTGCTATCGCGTTTGCTGCAGGTAACTTCCTAGCAGGTAACCAACGTGGTCTACGCTTCGATACTCAAGACCTAGTTGAAACTCAACGTAAGGCTCTAGTAGCTTCTCTACGTACTGGTCTAGCGCAAGTTACTACCAACCTTGGTGGTGGCGTTTCTACCCTACGTTGGAGCTAATCTAACACTGATGGGACTTCGGTCCCATCTTTTATAAGCATTTATTTAAGTGCTTATAAAAGATATAAGGAACAAATATGGGAAATAGTCTAGTATCTAGATCGCAATATAAAACATATGCAGGAATATCGAGTTCTAATCAAGATGCTAAGATTGATTCTTTAATTCCTATTGTTAGCGCTTTTGTAAAATCATACTGTCGTAGAACTTTCGTAGACTACTACGATACAGAGAAAACTGAATACTTTAGAGGCGGAGACGGCTTCTACCCAAAAGAACTACCAATAGTAGAAGTAACTTCTTTAGAATACTCACTTGACTACGGTAAAACATTCTCTCCAATGGCGGAGTTTACCGATTACGTTATAGACCAGGAAACTAGCCAGATAGTGCCTGCATCTTCTATCTCATTTACGGAAAGAGTAAACGGGTATAGGTTAACCTATAAGGGTGGATACGAAAGCATTCCAGAAGATTTAATGGTGGCTGTTTTTGACATGATTACTTATTATATCAAAAATGACTCTGCTATTCACTCCCCTAAAGTACCTGGCAGTAATACAGTACAGATAGAATATATTTCTAGTAGCTCTTTACCAGCTAATATTAAGAGAGTACTGGATATTTATAAAGATAACTGGATATGAGCTTCTATACAGCAGATTGGGTTAGGAAATACGTAAAGCAAGAGCACGAGGCTCTTCAAAAACATATTTCAGGTAAAGATAAAGATTTCAGAAGCTTTATAGACGCGTCACTTCCTTTCAGCCTGTACTTAGATATAGGTGAAATACGTGATAGAATACTTAAGCCTAACACTGCCTTTATAGCAGAACTAGCTGCCTTACTAAAACTAGACGATCCTAATATTATTATATCTATATTGGATAAAGCCTATGTAGACTTAATTAATAGTTATGCCGATAACCCTAGATTTAAAAAGATAGACAGTAATGAACTTAAGTCTATTATGGACGAGTTCAATAATGCAGTAGTATCCGGCGCTAATATACAGAGTACTATTACCAAATTCTTTTCTAATACAATAGTAGTTTCAAATCTATGTGTTAGAAACGTAAGAACTTTCTTGATATTCCCAAAGTTTAATACAGTATCGAATGATTTTGGTAAAAGATTAAAAGACTTAATTGATTTATCGCCTCTATCTGATTACATCGACGACGAGTTAGGCGACAGTCCTAGAAACATATTTAAGAACTTCTTAAATAAAAACTTTGGTAAATTACAGAACTTAGGGCATGCGGAAGTAGACGTTATATCTACAACCTCTAAAGAAGTTAAAAGAGGCCTAGTATCTCCTAGACTATTACAGGCATTAGTATCGTTACCAAAAGAAACTAAAGTAGAGCCTATAGTTAAAAGATTCTCCAAAGAAACAGGGCAAGCTAATACTAGAATTATTGTGCGAAAAAAATTCGCAGATTCTAAGATGGTACTAGAGGTTCTTGTTGAATCAGGGTTCATGATAGGAATACCTGAATCCCAGGCCGATAACCTTACTAAGGCACCTTTAGAAAAGCAATTTAATATTGGGGCTAATCTAACAGCTGCAATTAAAGCGAACCCCAATATTATATTAGATTTAGAAACATCTAAATCTATAAAGCAATACGCAGCAGAGGCTGTATTAGAGAGCATAAAAACAGGTAGAGTTAAACCCTATACCTCAACTGCAGTAATCGATACTAGTACTAAAATTACTAGAACCAAAACTGTAGTAACTGCTCCTAAAACAAAAGCTCCGTCGTCTTCTAGAGCACCTAAATTACCTAAACCTCCTTCAGCGTCAGTCGATTTGTCCTCGCTGCTAGTACTAATTCAGCATAATATTGCTGCACAAGTAGAAAAGAATATGGGTACTGGAAATAGACATGATGTTCTAAATTATAGAACTGGTAGGTTTGCTAACTCTGTGAAAATAGAGAAACTTACTCAATCTAAAGAAGGTATGATCTCTGCTTTTTATTCGTATATGAAGTATCCGTACGCTACGTTCTCAGAGGGCGGTCGTCAACAGTATCCGCGTTCGCGTGATCCTAAGACGCTAATATCTAAATCAATTAAAGAAATCGCTGCAGAAAAGGTAGCAGCAAGAATGCGAGCTGTCCTAGTATGAGTAAACGTCAAAGTATTCTAAAAGCTTTAACTGATAAGCTTAAAACAATAGATGGAACTGGTTCTTTTAAAACTAATTTAAACGGGAATGCCTTCCCATTTATTAATTACTGGGATCAGGTTTCGGATTTCCCTTGTATTTATAGTACTTGTGGTCAAGAAACTAGAGAATACCACCCATCTAACTTTGCTTGGGGCTACATAAATGTAGTCTTAAAGCTGTATACGCATGGTGAAGATTGTACAGATCAACTGGAAAATCTTCTAACAGACGTAGAACAAGTAGTGAATGCTAATAGGACATTAGTGTTCGATTCTGAAACAAATTCAACAATTACTGAAATGTTAGTAACGTCTATAATTACTGATGAAGGTGTAATGAACCCTTATGGTATAGGCGAGATAATGCTTCAGGTACGCTATCCACTTATAATGTGATTTAAGTCCTATAGGTACAGAAAGATAAATGTCAATCTAAGCCTAGACAGACTTTGCCAACCAGGAGAAATCTATGGCAATTAACTTAAGTCGTAATACAAAGGTATACTTCACTACTAACGTGAACCAAAATACCGGCGTATTAACAGATGCTACTACTGGCTTCACTGCGGCAAACCTTATCGAAATCGGTGTTCTAGACGGATATTCATTCTCTCAAGGTACGCAGCAACAAACCATCACCATCTCTGAAGGTGGTAACACTCCAGTTCGTGGTCAACGTTCGATCAATACGCAAGTTGATCCTGTTGATTGGAGTTTCTCAACTTATATTCGCCCGTATAATAACGCTTCTACCATTGCTCCGCAAGAGCGTGTACTATGGAACGCTATGTTAGGTGCAGGTGCAGTAGATACCACGGGTACTACTCCT